CCATCGCTAACCGAAGATCTTCGTGGAGAACTCAGCAGTCTGAAATCATCTCGTTCTGTTGCGTCTGATGATGAGGATTTTGACGAATTATCATATTTCGCAAAACTGGCAGAATAGTTTAGTAAGGTCCCCTTTTATGGCATCGTGACTCTTGTATTCTCGGTGCGAATTAATTTATCATTTACATACTGCGATGATTTATCATAAGTCATCGCTTTTCTTGTATCGTTAATCACTTGCTGAAGATATGAAGGTCTAAGAACATAGATATTTCTTTTTTTATTATTTTTTCTGGTCTCATACACATAATTACTGATTCCGGTGACTGGATTTAATGTTACTAAGTAATCATTTGGTTTTGGAATTGTAAAGTTAGAATCTACAATCTTACCCGCTGGAAGTATCAATCTTCCATTAGAATCTTTGACTTCTGTGGTTTCATAATGGTGTATGGCATTTAGGTCGTTTCCATAAACTTCTTCAGCATAGGAGTATAAGTCTTTATTAGAAAGAGGCCATTCATCTCTGACATTTATAATACCAGCACCAATCAATACAACCCAATCATATTGAGAACTTCCATAAAGTTCTTCTGCGACTGTATCAGGTCTTGCTCCTTCCTCAATTTCATACTTATTGAATATCGTAAAAACATTCTGTAAATCATCACGAAGTTTTACACGACGAAATACATTTTTTACCAATAAGTATTCATCGGACCCCCTACTACTTGATAGGAATGATTGGTATTCTAAATTGGGTAATTCTCTGAAATATGACATCTTTAGAATCCTGTTCCAGTTATAGTAGATTTATAAGCACCAGTTTTTGACCCTGCTTCAATATAATCCTCACGGTAGATTGGTGTGAGTTCTTGAAAGGTTAGGGTCATCTGCATATGAACCGGTGTGGCATCGGAGTATGTGGCATAAGTTCCCGAAGCAGTATAATTGACTGACATAGCGTTCAAGGCACATATCTTAAATTGATTTAAGAAAGGATGAGATCTTCCACCACTCATATAACGAAGTCTAAACACACTTGGAGATTTGAGGAATAATCCGGAAGCATCACCAGCTGCTGCTCCTTTTTGTGCCGCAGATTCTGACTTAAAGAATCTGATAATATCTTTGATTTCATCTGATTCTTTTTTGGAACGAGGAACCATATCAAATGAAAATGAAAATCCAGGTCTTAATGAGACTCCACTAAAAAGAAGTTCTGTATTTGAGTTAAAAACTGCTCCGGTTGCTCTGGAAAGATTTTGATTAAAGTCTGAACCTCCAAGTAACGCTTTTGTTGCCTCAGTAGCAAAATATGCTTGTAATGTATCTTGTCCAGTTGCCGTTTGTGATGCTGCAGTTGCCTTTTTAAGTAAATTCTCAACCGCGTTCCTTGCAGATGTTACAAGACTTCCCCCCGAAACTACATCCATTCCAGCTCCCAGTACTGCAGCCTGTAAAGGTCCCATATCACCAGAACCCCACCTTGCACTATTACTATCCTGAATACCTTCTGGAATTGGTAATATTACGGTTCCTCTAATATCTTTTGCCCCATAACCACCTTTTGTAACAACATCATCAGAACTATTCTGGGCAAATGAAGTTGGACTAAGATTTAATCCCGGTGGAACATAATCATAAGATTCAATTAGCAAATAATCATCGGAAGCATCAATATTCTTTAATGGATATCTAAATGTTTTCGCCATTTATCTTTTTTAGTTATTTATCTTGATTTGTCCGAAAGGCATTCTTCTTAAATCACCAAGCTCATTTTTATTCACAATATGTAGAGGTCCAATCACTTCCTCAAGATTATATTGTCGTTTTTCCCCCCAGTGGAAGTTAATACCACTAAATCCCCAAGAATAAACATTTGTAACGGCAACCAATGGATTTGCATCATATCTTATACCCGGTGTCTTTGGTTTATAAACAAAAGTATAGATATTACCTGCTTCTGGGGAACCGGTGGTTTGTTTTAATACATCAAGTATCTCCAACATTAAATCATCGGCATCTTCTGTTCCATATAATTTTTTAAGTAGGGGTTTGATGCGGTTCATTTTTTGGAAATCCCCAATTCATTTTCCGTGAGAACTCTGAAGGTCCATCCTCTGTCCTTACAATATTCTCTTGCCGCTTCCCATTTTGATTGATTCTTGGCATACTCATATGCTTCATAGATATATCCTTTAGTCTGCCTTTTTGGTTTTGGTGGTGGCATCGTTTGTTTATAAGGTTTAATCTCAATCAAATATTTTTTAATATTTCCATCTGGTTCCTTGACTTTTATATAGGCATCAGGAAAATAATTGTGGATGTGCCCGTCTACCGGAGAACGATAAGGAATGGCAAGTTCTTCTGATGCATATTCCAAAATATTTTCATTCGTATCACAATATTTGAGAAACTTCAGTTCCCATAAGGACCTATAGACAATATTTGTCGGGTCTCCAACATACTTTTCCGGAAATGATGGTTTAAATTTTCCCTTATAAGACATCTAAATACTTATACTATTAAGACTCATAAAAGGTATTTAGAGTGCCTAGTATCCGTAGAATATCAGACTTTAAGCCGCTGTTTACTAATTTAGCACAAACCTCTCATTATGAAGTGAGATTTGGTGGAGTTGGACCCCTTGGAGGTCCACTAATGTCTTATCTTTATAGTAAAGGAATTAGTTCAAGATTTATTGCTGAAGATTGTGGTCTACTTTGCTTTTCTGCATCTCTTCCAACTAGTTCTATGGCAACCGCAAATATTACTGGAAACTTTATGGGTATAACTGAGAAGTTCGCTCATACAAGACAATATTCCGCAATTGGTCTTGAGTTTTATGTGGATAAAAATTATAATGCTCTTAAATTTATGGAAAGTTGGATGGAGTTTATCGCAAGTGGATCCAATAATCCAATTGAAAGTCCACTTTCTCCGGTGGGGCAGAATCGTATTGATTATATTTCCAGAATGCAGTATCCGGAATATTACAAATCCAATTCAACCACAATCATAAAGTTTGATAGGGACTATAATGAAGAAGTGGAATATACCTTTGTTGGTTTATTTCCATCGGCAATGTCATCAATTCCGGTAAATTATAGTTCATCGGATATTCTTAAGATGTCTGTGACATTTGAGTATGATCGTTACATTGCCGGAAAGTCTCTTTCATTAAATGAGTTTATTGGAAATAATAATAATAGGAATAGTACTCAAAATAATCAAGGTACTCAAACTAATAATAATCAAAGAGTTGTTTATAGACCAGGTTCCACGCTTGGAGAAAGTGGTGTTAGGGGAGTTATTCTTACGCCAGGAAATGTAAATCCAACAATTGTAAGATAAATAAGTTTATCTGATAATATTAGAATTAAATACGATGCCTTTACCAAAAATTGCGGTGCCAACATATGAGTTGGAAATACCTTCATTAAAAAAGAATATTAAATATAGACCTTTTCTAGTTAAAGAAGAAAAGGTTTTAATTATTGCGATGGAAAGTGAGGATACAAAACAAATTGCAGAAGCGGTAAAAACTGTAATTTCAAATTGTATTCTTACTAGAGGAATTAAAGTAGAACAACTATCAACTTTTGATATTGAATATTTGTTCCTGAATGTCCGTGGAAAGTCAGTTGGAGAATCAGTAGATGTTCTAATTACCTGCCCCGATGACGGAACCACACAAGTTCCGGTTTCAATTAATCTAGATGAAATTAAAGTAAATGTAGATGAAAATCATTCAAAGGATATTAAACTTGATGATGTTTTGACTCTTCGTATGAAGTATCCATCGATGCAGGAGTTCATTAAGAATAACTTTAATAATACTGAATCTGTGAGTGTAGATGATACTTTTGAGATGATTTCTTCTTGTGTGGATCAGATTTATAGTGAAGAAGAATCTTGGAATGCTGTGGATACAACTAAAAAAGAACTAAATGAGTTTTTGGAGCAACTCACAACTAATCAATTTAAGGAAATTGAAAAGTTTTTTGAGACTATGCCTAAATTATCTTATACTATTAAAGTAAAGAATCCCAATACTGAAGTTGAAAGTGAGGTAGTATTGGAGGGTCTAACATCTTTTTTCGCCTAGGGATGGCTCACACTTCGTTGGAGTCATACTATAGAACTACATTTCAGTTAATGCAGCATCATAAATATTCATTAACAGAGTTAGAAAATATGTTACCCTGGGAAAAAGAAGTTTATATTACTCTTCTTTCTCAATATATTGAGGAGCAAAATCTAAAGAACCAACAGAATGGCTAGTCTATCATCTCCAATTAAATCCACTATAGATGCTTCGACAAGAACAGTTTCTAGTTCTGCTATAAGTGGTGGAGGAAGAGGTGGTGCTCTTGTTGTACAACTCCAATCAAGTTTAGTTAATATTGAAAGAAATCTGCAAATTCAAACTAATCAAAACGTTCAACAAACTCAAGAGATTTCTTCTCTTAAAAGAACAGTGGATGTCTTACGAGCAGAAACTACAACTTTAAACGCTGGTCTTGCGTCTATTTCCAATTTGGTACAGCAAGACAGTGCCTTAGAAAAACAACAAGAATTACAAGAAGCAGAACGTGAAAGAAAACTTGCCGAAACTAAAATTAGAATGGGGAAAGAATCCCAACTAGAACAAAAAATTACAAATTCCCTAGTAAATCCCGTTAAGGCTCTTCAGCAGAAAGTTACTAATATATTTGGAAGAATTGGAGAGGCACTAACTATACTATTTGTCGGATGGCTGACGAATAAAGGAATTGAGGCACTTAAGGCAGCATCAGAAGGAAATAAAGAAAAATTAGAAGAAATAAAAGATAATGTTCTTAACGGTATTGGAGATGCCATAAAAGTTTTT